AAACACCAACCTATGAATTGAAACTGATTTCAATCGAAGAGCCAGTAGAGTATCGACCATTCCTAGTTAAAGAAGAAAAAATTCTATTAACTGCAATGGAAGCCAATGATCCTGTAGAAATCATAAGAGCAGTAAAACAAATATTAGTGAATTGTACATTAGTAGATATTGATGTAGAAACTTTACCAACATTTGATATGGAGTACTTATTTCTAAACATAAGATCAAAATCCATAGGAGAAACTTCAGATATAATTATAACATGCACAGACTGTGAAGAAAATATACCACTAACAATAGAATTGGATGATATTCACCCAACAATGGATGAATCCCACACCCCAAGAATAAAATTAAATGATGACCTAACAATTGAAATGAAATATCCTACAATGGAAAATATAACAGAATTTAGTCAAGGAACATCTTCAGAGCAGACATTCAAAATGATTGAAGAATCTATATTCGCCATTTATGACTCAGAAAATGTATATTACTTAGAAGATTTTCCCAAATCAGAAAGAGAAAATTTTATTAACAGCTTAACTCAAGATCAATTTTTAAGTATCGCTGACT